CCCTGATACTCAGCGAACTCACCAGACACGAATAGAGGCCTGTAGAGCCTGTCTCCCTGCAGCCCTACTGCCTGTACATCCTTGAGCAGTTGGTCCGGTCCTGAGGCCCATACGAGCTTCACAGGGGCCATCTCTGGGTTCAGGTCAAGTACCATCAGGTCAGCCAGCTTCAGCGGGTACTTGTTCTCATCACTGAGCGAGGTGTCCAGCATGAACTGCATGGCGAACCCTGAGCGGCCATACGATGCCTCACGCTCAAATAGGTCGAGGTCATGGAACCGTGAGGGTTCTGTAGGTGCCCCACGGCCGCTGCAGTCAGTTGCCAGCTTCGGGTTCTTGGCCAGTTGGTTCGCAATGTATGGAGCTATGTGCCTCCCGTAGGAGGTCATCAGCTTCTCACCGGGGAATCGAGCGGGCCAGATGCGGAGTTCGTACCCGCGCTCAGTCAGCACGTTGTACAGGGACATCTCAGTCTGCGGAGTCCCGAGGAAGGTAATCTCCCCACCCGGAACCAGCACAGCATCAAACTCCTTCACGGTCTCAGCCAGCTTGTCCCGCTGAGCTTGGGTCATCGAGTTCGATGGAATCTCTGTGTCGTCCGCGATGATCCGCGTAGCACGGCCACCTGTCATCTGCCCGGTGACACCAACGCTTCGCATAGAGGGCGCTTGGTGGGCATCAGCCGGTCCAACATCAAATGCAATGATGGAGTCCCGCTGGCCCTCGCGTGGGCGAAGATGATGCAGTAGGGGCATCTCATCTATCAAACGCTTAACAAACGTACTGAACGCATCAGCCCGCGACTTGGACGCAGAGACCACCAAGATGCGCTCGTTGGGGTCCCGATAGAGGAGCCACAGTACGTAGGCAGCAGTTAGCCAACTTTTTCCAATACCCCGGAAGGCTTCGATGATGCGACGGCGCGGCCCCTTCTGAAGGTAGTCCGCGATGTCGTATTGCAAAGGCGTAGGGGCCGGAAGGTTCAAATGCTGCCATATCACGAACACCATGTTTCGGAGGTCGGCTGCGAGGGGGTCCTTTACTGGCTGAGACATAGCGCCTCCGCCATCCGCAACACATCCTCCGCTCCCTGTACTCCCTTAGCCCTGTTGTATATCCAGCAGACAACTTGGACGTTATCTTGGGTGTACCCGAGCGCGTTATCCCGTCTGTCTAGGGAGGGGGCGAAAGACCGACCCACCCGCTCCACCGCATCATCCTTCTCGAAGGGAATGCCCGTTACTTCGCAGACCCCGGTGATGAGGCGTTGTTCTACCCAATCAATGGTGATGTCGAAGTCCAGGCCCTTTTCTTTGGCGCGCTTCTTTGCCGCCCCGTGGAGAGAGATTGCACGGCCACGGGTGGTGTGGCGATAAGCGCGGCTCCAGCCGGTGCGGTCCATGTTGCGCCAATCGTTCTTCTCACACTCACGACAAGCGGAGCGGTAGCCACTGGGGATTGCGGAACTGCGGTTAAAGTCGAATAGGGGTTTCACGGCTTTGCACCGTGAGCATGCTTTTGAATCTGTCAAGGAAACCTCTTGAAGGCAATAGGAGGCCCTATACGCCGCTGGAACGAATGTCCTAGTGGATGCGTATGGGCGAGGGAAAGCAGCCCCGTGTAGAGGCTGTGGTGCGGTTTAAATTAGCCTGTGGCTACCTGAGGTGCATCGTCTTCGCCTTCACCCCCCAAGAAACCCGGGAATGGCAGGACGGAAGCGAGGTTCTGAAGCGGTTTGTTTGCTTCGGGAATAGCTTCAATCCCGTTGTCCTTCAGGAAGCCCTTTGCGACGTTAGCGAGGGCTGCGAGGCCCTTCAGGTCCTCCGGGTCGGTCTTCCCCTTGAAGGCCTTGATGGCGCCCGCAAGGGTCTCCGCGATGAGGCCGTGGAGGTCGTTCAGCGTGTCCTTGGATGCTTGGCTCATTACTTGGCCTCCGAGTTAATCCCGAGCTTGACCTTCACGAGGTCTTCGAGGAAGTGGGTCCCGAAGATAGCCAGTGCAGCGGAGACACCGCAGACGGCTTCAGTGGGGAGATTGGGGAACAGGGCGACAGCAGCGGATGCCACCATGCTCAGGCCGGAGCCAACGATGACTCGCCCGGTGACCCGCTTGAGGTTCATGGGTTCGCCCTCGGAGAGGAGCTTGCCGATAGTGATTGCTGCACCGATACCGGCCAGCGTGATGAGGGTCTTGGTGTGTTCTGGGAGTTGCATGAGGTGTGCGCGCGGTTAGAGGTTATTTGTAACGGATGTTCCACATGCAATTCACATCGTGTATGATGTAAGCCGCCTGTTAATATTTGGAGAAAGATAATGGGGAACGGGGGTTTTGCTTTTGATCGAGATAATGGGGAACTGGTGTCCCTGAAGGCGTTTCTTTATGACCTAGTTAATCCAGACGCATTAGGTCTTTATTGTTCTTCTGACGTGCAGGACAGGGCGAGGGCATTATTGGGACTGCCCCCGCTTGTTCCTTTTAGTCCAATCAGCGAATACGGCGAGCCCGAAGGAAGCCATCACAAGTCATAGTGGAGGCCGTGAAGTTGGCACTCGCTACCGCATATACCGTAGTCGTAGCGGAGATAGAAATACGAACAACAGGCGATGCCACGGTAATCCCGGTATTGCCTGTTACTACTCCAGCCGCAGCGTAAGTAGTCTTCGAATACGAGCCAAAGCCGCCAAAGGCTGCTGATGTTGCGGATGCCCCAGCGAAGAGGGCGGTAATGCTGGTAGAGCCTGTCGGGATATAAGTAATAACACTTTCAATCTCCCAGTCCCCTGCCGTCAGGGAAAGGCTGGTTGCATTCGCTGCTACTGCCGTGGTCAGCGAGGTGGCCGTATTGGAGGCCGTGAGGTACTCCCCAACCTGCCCAGCCGCTGCATTCCCACCAGCCACCGTACCCACCAGAGGGAACCCACCGAGAGCCGCCAATGCTGCGGCTGCCGTGGTCTGTCCCGTGCCACCTTCAGCAATCGGAATGGTAGCCACTGAGGCATATGTACCAGGGCCGGTGCGCTTCATGTAGCCCGTGAAAGAGAACCCAGAGATTGCATCGAGAGCGGTGCCACTTGCGGAGGTTTGGCCCGTGCCGCCCTTGGTTACAGGGACTGTCGGGAGGTCACCGGAGACCAGTGCAGCCCATCCGGGGATGCTGCTCGGCCCCGTGGAGCGCAACACCTGCCCAGCAGCGGAGCCACTAGGGTTGATGAGTTGCGGAGGTACAAGAGTTGTCATTGAGTCAACCTTAGAGAAGAGGGTGGCCCCTACAGAGAACCTGAGGGGCGCGGTGAGTCGTAGACGAACTACGAGGGATTACTGCGGTGTAGCGATGAAGCGGATGCCGTCAATGGTTGCACTGCCACCAGTTGCGGTCACCGGGACCACGTTGCCGTTGGAGTCGATGAGGAGAGCACCGAAGGTGTTCCCAGACTCATGCAGCATCGGAACTCGGAGCGGCTGTGCCGGCCGATAGCCACTCGGAAGGTTGAAGGCGATAGTACCTGCACCGGAACCGTTGAGGACCCCACGGAGCTCTACAGTTCCATCCTGCTGCTTCTTGAAGCCAACCGTGCGGGAACCTTGGGTCCACGCATTGAGGAACGTAACGGGGGTGAAGGGTGCCGGGCCCAGTTGGCCTGAGCCAGTAATCAGCACGTTGCCGCCATCGTCCACATCGCGACAGGTGTTGCCATCGAACTGGTAGGTTGCCCCGCCAGTTGTGTTGTTCACCCAACGGCCACCGTGGATGTTCTGCAGCAACTGCGAGCCACCACCAGTCATCAGGGTGTTCCCCTGCGTGTTGTAGCTAACCCAGTTGTTGTCGATGTCTACCCCGTAGCAGATACCCCGGTGGAAGAACTCCAGGTTCACGGTCCACTCGATGTAGCAGCCTGTTACCTTGATGCTGGAGCAGCCTGCGGGGACGCTATAGATGTTGGCGCAAGACTCCAAGTCGCAGTTCTGGAACACGATGTTGTTAGTCGCACCGCCATCAGCGATGTTCAATACTGAGCCGCTGACCCCGCCCACACCATAGAACTTACAGTCATCGAAGATGATGTTGTGGCATGAGGTGTACGAGTACACAACGTAGGAGGTCAGGTTGACTGCGGAGCACTTCCAGAACCGGGTGGCGTAGCACGAGTGCAGAACCACACCATTGGTGAGACCGCCACCGAAAGCAATGCGCTCCCACTGGCAGGTGTTGGCGTTCCATGCCTCGAATGCAGAGCCTGCACCGCCTAAGGGGGCCGACACCTGAAAGTCTGAGAAGATGTAGTCCACCCCCGGCCCGGGCGCAGAGCCATAGCCAATATTCCACGCCTGACCTCCAGAGCCCTTGCGGATGTTGGAAACTGCCCCCCGGCCCTTGATGCGTAGCGTCTTGGAAGTGATCGGGACATCCAGCGTATTCGCTACTTGGAAGTAGCCCTCGGGGATTTCAAGCTCACCGCCGTTTGGCAGCGAGAGGACATAGGTGATAGCAGCCTGGATAGCGCCACCATCGTAGGTCCACCCAGCGCGTGTGGCTGCGATTTGGGCATCAGTCATGAAGTCGTAGACGCTGACCGTATCCCGCATCTTGCTCTGGAAGGGACGCGGCGTAGCGCCGACACCACCTTGATAGAACACCCCGAGCTTGGACGGGGAGAAGTACGCCACGTTAATCTCAGAGATGCCCAAGGGAATAGCCGAGGAGAACGTCAGGGTGACATCATCGCCACCCAAGGACCACTGCGAGGCGGCCTGATAGCCCCCATCGAAGA